GCTGAAATCCGGATCGTCCATGTAGACCGCATCCACGATCCACGCTTCGCTCGGGTCATAGCCGGCGGAAGCACTCTTCTCATTGCCGCCCGTGCCTTCCGGATCAAAATCCGGGTTGTAGCGCATCGCGTAGAGCACCGGCTGGCCGTCCGTGCGGCCCGCATACGTCATCTCCACCGGCGGCTGATAGATGAGCATCGTCTCCTCCGACGCAGCATCCACCATCGGCAGGCCGTTGCGCTGGCCCACGCCTTCCACATTGCCATGCATGCTGTTCCACTGGATAAAGCCAAGAATCGTCGACATCTTATCTCCTCCTGTTCACTCAGGCATTCGCCCACACATGGATGCCGCGCATCACGGCAGCCGCATACTGGTTCTTCAGCGCAATCGCCGATACCATCTCCACCTCGCCCTTCTTGACCGCGCCCGGCGTAGAGAAGTCCGGCAGGAAGGTCTTGATCGGGCTCTCGCCGCTCATGGACACGCCGTGCAGGCCGTCAAGGCCAAGGCGCACGATGTACAGATCGGTCTTGAGGATACCATCCTGCATCACATTGCCGATAATCGGCACGTTGCTGCCCGCCTTCGCGCCCAGATCGACGATCGGCACATTGCCGTACATCTCCACCTGACGGCCCCAGTCGTCCTTGGTGGTCTGGTACATGGCCGCGCGGCGCGCACAGGCGCGCAGCTTGGCGATCATCTGGGTGTTGCCCAGAATGCAGCTGGGCGCGCCGTCCAGGCAGCAGAGCATCTCGTCCAGCGCATCCAGGAAGCCCATGTAGTTCTTGTCCACCGCCGCGCTGCTACTCAGGTCAAAGGCGTCGCCATAGTCGCTGTCAAAGCATTCCGTGTTGGAATAGGCCAGCGCCTTGGACAGGCCGTCAAAGCCCGTGGGATTGACGGAGGAATCGCCGTTGATCACCATATCGGCAAACAGCGCCTGTACCGCCTTGATCTTCTGCTGCATCTGGAACTGCACCTCGTCCACAATGCCGCCCATGCCTGCCAGCACGCGGTCGATCTCAAACGCGCCGCCCAGCACCTTCAGATCCACAAACACGCGCTCCTTCTTGGCCTCCTGCGGCGCGTACTCGGCATTGAGCGCACGGGAAGATGCCGTGGGCTGCGTGCTCACGCGGGTGTAGGAATAGGTGGGGCTGGCGCCGCCGCCCACCGGGGAAACCGCGTCATCAAAGATCATGTTGTCCAGCAGGAAGCTCGACTTGCGGAACTCGTCGATCACCTGCGCGCACAGCGCGTCCTGCGTATTCGCTCTCACATCAGAAAGGGTTACTGCCATCGCTATTCATCCTCCTCTTACTTGTTGTAGTACGCGGAAATCGCCGCGCGCATGGTGTTGACGGCGGATGCGTTCCTGCCGTCGCCGGTCTTGGGGGCGCTGCCCGCCACGCGGGCCTCCACCGCCTTCTTGAGCGCCGCCTGCCAGATCGTCCTGAGCGTCTCCAGCGAGGCGTTGTAGTGCTCCTCGTCGGTGTAGTCAAGCAGCTGCGCAAGCTCCGCGGGCATATCCGCCGCGGCGAGCGCTTCCAGCGCCTTGGCGTGCAGTTCGCGCCTGGTGATTTCCTGCTCGCGGCGCTTGAGCTCCTCCTCCCTGCGCCATACCTCCTGCGTCAGGTTCGTCTGCGCAGCGCTTTCGCACTGCACAGGCGCAGACGCTGCCGCCGTGCCGCCCGCATCCGGGGCCAGCTTTGCCGCCTTGTCAATCAGCAGCATGTTCAGATTGTTCATAGGGTACCTCCTTCGTTTTACGCCCGTCGGCGATCAATTGTCCGTCTGTTCTTTAACGCCCGCACACGGCAAAAGGGCATATAAAAAGCGGGCAGCGCCCGCCTTTTACCGTTCCTGTGCCATCAAAAAACGGGCATCGCCCGCTCCTGTATGCACCTGTTCTTTCTGCGCTTATTCTCTCTGCGCAGTCTGCTCGCCGCGCAGTTCCTCCAGCGCAGCGTTGGCGTCCTCCACAAACGGCAGCTGTGCCAGCAAAAGCCGCTTGGGCACCATACCGCTGAGCTGCGCGACCATCTGCGCCGTCTCGCTCTCGTTGACCGGCAGGCTGCGCGTAAAGGTCATCTCCACCGCATCCGGGTCAAAGTACTGCCCGGTCACCATGGCATGGAAGCCCGCGTACAGCCGCAGCCTTGAGCGCAGCCCCTCGCGGAACCAGCGTTCCTTGATGCCAGTCAGCTGTTCAAGGCCCAGCAGCTTATAGCGCATCGCCACGCCGGAGGCGTTGGATGCAAAGCTCTCGTCCGTCAGATCGGGCACCATGCTCATCTTGTGGATGTCGCTTCTCAGCGCGTTGCGCAGCACCTCCGCGCCCGCCTCGTCGCTCTGCTTGATCAGCCATTCCGCCTTCGCATCCGTGTCCGGCAGGGACAGCGTCTTCTCTTCCAGCAGGCGCTGCGCGGGGCTTCGGCTGTCCGCAGGGTCGTCGTTTTCCAGCGTGCAGCCGCTCAGCAGCAGCACGGCGTCCGTGAACTGCTGCTTGTCGTTCACGCGGTCGCTTTCCAGCGCGTCGTATGCCTCAATGAGCGAGAGCACCGGCTCAAAATCGCCCGTCTCCTGCGCGTTGTTCCAGAATTCCACCATCGGCACGCCGCTGAAATAATGCGTGCTTCGGGATGCTTCCTCCTCCAGCGCCGTCAGGCTCCTGCCCGTGTAGATGATCTCCTCATACGGCGTGTGCACATGCACACTGACGCCGCTGCGCCTGCCCGCCTCGTCAAAGCGCTCCATCCAGTGCACGCCAAAGAGCGGCCTGTGCTCCACGGTGTCGTCGTACACCACAAAAGCCTCCCTCGGGCTGAGCGCCGCCGTTCTGGGTCTGCCATATTCATCGGCGTAGCAGATGCACACGCCCCTGCCGTAGATCGCCGCGTCCGTGGCCAGCTCCGCGTCCACGCTGTCCATATCCGCCGAAGCGTACGCACGCAGCACCTCGCGCAGGCCGTCCGTCTCCTCCCGCTCGCTGTACGCCACGGGCCTGCCCACCAGATAGCCTGCCGCCATCGTGACGATATAGCGCGGATACGCGTGCACCAGCCGGTTGTTGGGCAAGCCCGCCGCCCGTGTGCGGCTGGCGATTGCACCCTGCCCCTCATACGCCTTGCACAACCGGTTGAGCCGTGGGCGCACATCCCGCATAAATTCGCCGATGGCGCCCTGCACAGCCGCCGGGGTAATCCTGATTTCTCTGTCCCTTACAATCATCGCTGCCTCCCTGTCTTTTCGTCGTCTTTCTCTTTGATGGTTTGCCGCGTTATCGCCGCTGCACCTTGGCCACACGCACGGCAGATACGCGTTCCATCGCATAGCGCACCGCGTCGATGTGGTGGTTGTCCATATCCGGGTAGCTGCCCGTCGCCTCGCCCTGCGCATCCCGCTCGTACTCATACTCCAGAAACTCGCGCAGGGTATCCGGACAGCGCTGGGGATCAATCACGATCGCCTCCAGGCTTTGCAGCCATTTCATGCCGTGCTCCACGCTGCCGGGGCCCTTCTTCGCGGCTACGCAGGGCAGCCCGAGGCTCTTGTAATCGCTGATGGACTTGGGCTCCGCGCTGTCCGCCGTGATGATTTCGCTGCGGCTGCGGGCGCGGATGCTTTCCGCCGTCTGCGCGTTGCCCATGCGCAGCGCTGTGAGCTCGCCAAAGATATACAGCGTTCTGCGAGCCGCGTCGTAGTGGCATTCGTTGTAGGCGAAGGGATCGGGGAAGTAGCCCCAGTCCAGCCCGCGGTATACGCGGTCAAACCCGTCGATCTGCGCCTGCGAAATCGCCTGTGCGCGCACGTTGCCAAACACCGCCGCTCCACTGCCCACCGCCTCGCCCAGATACTCGTGCCGGTAGGCCGTCTCGTTGGTTTTGCGCAGCTGCTCTGCCGTTTCAAAAAACCGTTCTCCGAGCCATGCGCGCGGCGTGTCCCTGTAATCCGAATGATGCACGAGCGTACCCGCTTTCTGCTGCGCCTCCTGCGCGCAGTAGCGGTTTACCCAGCTGCGCGGGCTGGCGGGCGGATTGAAGCTCTTGATCGTCAGATACCGCTCGCCGCCGCGCAGCACGCTCTGCTCCGCATTGCGGATTTCCTCCGGCCCGTCGTACTGATCCAGCTCTTCAAACCACAGTACGCCCACATACCCGAACGGAACCTTGAGTGATTTGAGCTTGCCCGGGTCATCAAGGCCGAAAAAAAAGACCGTCTGACCGGTCGTTTTGCATACAATCTGCATGGGGTTCACGCTGCATGTAAAGATCTCGTCCAGCCCCAGCACGCCAATCGCCCAGCGGATCTGCGCGTACACGCTGGTGCGCAGCGTGCCCTTGACCTTGCGCAGCACCGCCGCATGGCATTGCCTGTGCTCCAGCAGCCATAGCAATACCTGAATGGATGCAAAGCTGCTCTTTGTGCTGCCTCGTCCT